TGCACTGTGTGATGATGCTCTGGTGCTTTGCCCTGTTTGATAATCTCGTTTTCCCAATTTAAATATGAAAACACCTCTGCCTGTGCTTGCGCTGCATTGATGCCTAGATCAAAGATGTAGATAAGATTGCCCTCGTCTATTTGACCGTTACGACTCCTAGCTGCGTTTAATGCTTGTTTCATGCAGGTCATAATGTGGTATTTAACTTCTTCTAGCTCGTAATCTTCTTCAGTAAGCTCATCCTTGCCGATCTTCTTCATCAGATTGTCATATTGATTGGTAAAGAAGTTTAGCTTTCTTACTGCGCCTTCTACATAGCCACGAGAGCTTGCTGCTTGTGCTTGCTTTTCGTTTATCTTTACCTCAAGCATTTCACGCTCAAGATCGTCTGTCTCAGTCTCAAGCTTGCGTTCTAACTTTTTTAGCTTTACTTCTTCTTTCTTCATCTTGAAGTAGCCTTCTTGTAAAGCTGCTTTAGTTTTCTCAATCTCAGCCAAGCTATGCTTGATAGAGCGTATTGGCGTAATCGCCGTAACATCGAGCGTCACGCTCATCATCTGTGAGTGTGATTTGTAAAAGTTACTAGATGCTTTTGCGATTGCAGGGGCTTTTTCCTGTATATTCGCCAACATAGATTTGTATTCAGGCTTCGCTTGTGGAAGCTGAATGTTTATGTCGGGCGTAGTTAAAGCTACTTCTTGCGTTGTGTCTTTGGGCATTATGATGGCTTTGTTGGTAGTGTATGAGTATGAGGCCAACCAGAAGCATCTGGCAAGTCTCTAAGTGCTTTGCGGTATGTGACCCACTCAGCTTTCTTTTCTGTGGTTAAAGCAGTGTCAGCCATTTGCGTCCAATCAGATTCAGTAAGAAGTTTTGTTCTAACGCCTCTTGCGCTTTCGGCTGCTTTTGCATCTATCGTAGAACGGTATGCTTTAGTTTGTGCGTCAACCGTTTGCACCTCACCATCAGCGTTTGTGAACTCAGTAAACACTGGCCCAACAGAATTAACTGTCATCCAGTTGCCGTTAGAATCTTGTTCTACACCAGAGCGAAAACTATACTCATACGGTGGCGTTGTGTCTGCTTGACCACTTTCCATCACAGGATCTGCGCCAAGCTCATTCAAACGTTCCTTTGTAAGCGTTGGTTCTAAAACAGGACGAGTTTTCTTATGCATAGTACGGAAAGTTATTTCCGTTACAACCGCTCCTGTTTCTCTTATTCTTATTAGTCCCATGACTAAACTCCTTTCTTATGCGATTGCGTAGAAGACGTATGTACCGCCATTAATGCTAACTGGATTAGCGCCTTGTTGAGTTAGCTGAAAACCAGAACTATGAGGTTCTATATTGTTTGTGTTAGTGACTTCTGCATCATCTGTATCTAACAACAAATATGGATCATCTGCTGAACTATTTATTCCTCTAAGACTATCGTAAACGTACCAATCTCCTGATCCACCACTATCAGATCTTTTTATTAAGACAAACCTAGCCCCACTAGTAAAACCACAGTCAACTGTAACAACCCCAGAACTTGATCCAGTATAGCTTCCAATTTTGCTTATTCCTGACAGACTACCAAATAAATAAACGATATATTCATAAGTATTAACGTTATTGTCTGGCCCTACTCTAAACACATCAGCAGATGCATAGGTGCTATCCCAAGAATCGGGTGAGCCTGTTTCGGAACTGTTCTCATTTAATTTTAAATAATTTGTAGCAGCTATGCCTGTATGCTGAACATACCAATGACCGTAAGGTGAACTGCCATCTCGTCTTTTCAACCATAACATTCCTGGGGCTGATCCAAGGTTATGTGTAATGTTTCTACTGCCACCACCGTTTCCCGTAAATGCGACAATATCAAAATAGCCTCTGGCCCTACGCCATAGCCACTCTATTCTAGTTCCACCTGTAGAGTTATTTTTAAAAGTATTTGTTGTTGCTCCTGAAAAAGGATCATTTGTACCAATTTCTGCGGCAGTGCTTGAAGTGCCTAAATAAAAATCTCCACGAGGGCGATCCATTACAAATTGAGAGGCCGTTCCTCCAGTTCCACCTCGATTTCCTCCAATCCAAAAATCAGGAACAAAACCAAGTTTCACAGTATTTCCAGAGCTACGTGTGGTTAGAGCAAACACATTACTCGCAGTAGTAGGTGTGGCTTGAGGTCTGCGAATTGCCATGTAGATGTAGTCACCTGTCCCAAAAGATTTTGTTTCAAAACCTGTGGCTGTTGGAAAACCTACATCTACTGTAAATTCAGCTTCAGCAGCACTAGAGTTAGCGTATAAATATGGGTCATTTTCATTTCCTACATCCCCATTTTGCCACCCACGCATAATATCCCACATGTACCAACCTGCGGAACCATCTGTTTGTTTTACCATCAGCCATTGAGGTTCAAACCCAAGTGTTATGGTATCAGTGCCATCCGATGTGAATGAACCACACTTAATAATATCTTCATCTTGATCTGGCCCAAACCCACCGTCATTATTGTTATGACTAAAAACGTAGGCTATGTAGTTATCCCCCGTTTTATTGACTTGGTCATGTGTGCCAATACTAAACACAGAGCTAGTTGCAGTAGTACTATTCCAATAAGTTGTAGCACCTGTTGTTTTTGCTCCTGTACCATCTAGCTCTATTCTTTCAGTATTGGCTAAACTTCTATGATATACTTGCCAACTATACCCTGCTGTTGTAATGTTTTTTACTATAATCATTCCAGGTACTTGATTTAAGCTATGAGCTATAGTTCTATTTGTTGAGTTCCCCGTATATTGGACGATATCAAAAAACTTAGGAGCCTTCCTCCATGTCCAAGAACAATACGTTGTTCCATTTGCATTTGCCCTTGATCCAGTGCCTAAACTAAAACCCCCTGCATTAAAAGCGACAACTCCTGCCCCTCCAACATGTGGAGCAATAGTATCACTTGATTCTAAAGCACTATCTGCCCCCCTCACTGTATCATACAATTGATGATCTCTAACATCATCTCTTTGTTTAGTCCAAACCAAACCACCTTGACCACTTGTTCCTGTAAAGGGGCCAAAGTTACTATGTAATTTTGGGGAGCTACCACCTTCAGTAACCGCAATGCTGTTAGAACTAAGATCGGCTGTTTGTCCCTGACAACTCAACAATATCGTGTCACTGTCACTTGTAAAATTAGAAGTAGTTGGCGTAAAATTACCAGTGTAACGAGCCGTAGAACTGTATCTAAAATTACTAACAAAACCGTTTAAAGTGTCTGTATCACTATTTGAATAATTTCCAATACTTAAAAATTGAGAGGCATCGTGGATATTTGAACTACTGGTGGCTGTTCCTACGGATGTTCCATCTAAATAAACAGCAAAAGCCGTTCCGTTTCTTACTAAAGCAATATGATAAAATTGACCTACTACTAAAGTTTGGCCTGTGGCAACTTGAGTTTGTGCGGAAGCACCTGTCTGAAAGTATCCAGATAAATTACCTGAAGTGATATATATACCTGTTAAGTAAGCATTATAACCACTAAGCAATCCAAATGCTAAATTGTCATTTGTAGCTTGAAGATATACAAAAAATTCAATGGTAAAATTGTTGCTGCTTCCAACGACATAGTTAGAGTTATTTGCATAAGATAAAGATTGTTTTCGAGTATCTGCGCCACCTGCAAATTCTACAGAACTACCTGCATTAGAATTTCCTAACGCAATATCATTGTTAATGACTTTTTTAACTCCAGTTCCATCATACAAAAATGTTGAAAAAAGTTCTTCCACATTAACAATAGCATTCCCTGCCGTAGGCCATTTGTTTTTCTTTTGTAGCTCTACAACTTCGTCTATTGACCACACCCCAGGAGCAGAGGTTGTCTCTAGATTATTAGCAGGCTCGACAGCCGTGGCTCTAATTATATTAGCCTCGTATCGTTTATCCGACATTACTGAAGTCCTCCGTGACCGTCTGAACAAGCGCATACGCTAGTTATAGCTTCCGATAAATCCCCAAAATCTTGAGCATTGCCAGTAGACGCTATAGTAATATATGCTATTCTATTTGTAAGGGTGCCAGTTATATTCCCCCCGCCAACGACACCCCTAACTGGACTACTTGTGCCGCCTCCATAATAACTATTACTTTCAATCATGTCTCCAAAGTCTGTAGCGTTACCTGTTGAGGCCATAGTGATGTAATCAATAACATTATAAGTAGCACCACCCATAAATACGCCCCTTGTAGCGGAACAGACTCCCGTTAGACCATATCTAGTTTGTGTCAAATCTCCAAAATCAGAAAAATTACCCGTTGAAGCTATAGTAGCATATTGGATTACATTTGAGGGTCCAGTGGAAATGTACCCTCCACCATATATCGCTCTTGTTGAAGTAGAAACTCCATTATCCGCGCCATAAGCAAAATTTGTAGTTTTATCTCCATAATCTGTAGCATTTCCAGTTGAGGCTATGGTAACATAATCAACATTAACAGTATAACTACTACCACCCTCAAGACTTAAAGAAATCAAACCTCTAGTGTTGTTGCTTACACCTGAATTTTGTATACTTGTTGCGTTTAAATCACCGAAGTCTGCACTGTTACCTGTGCTTGCAATAGTCACATAGTCAATCGAGTTCACCGCTGCACCAGTATGATCTGCTCCACCTGCGGTTATACCTCTAGTTGAAGATGAAACAGCCGCACCTTGACTCATCGCTCTACTTAAAACTCCAAAATCTGTAGCATTACCAAGAGTTTGTATTGCGATATATTGAATACGGGTTGTATTAGAAGATCCATTATATCCCCCAAAAAACAACCCACGCGCAGGTACGGTAGGAACAGGCCAAGCACTAGCATTCTGCATCTGCGTTGTGAGCGACCATACACCTTGATAATTTGGCATTATGAAATCCCTCCGTGAGCGTTTGATGCTGAAGCAAGCATATTTCGAGCTACAGTTAAATCTCCAAAATCTGTAGCATTACTTAAAGAAGAAAATACAACAGTTTCAATTATATTTGAATAACTACCAGAACCATACCCCCCTGCGCAGAAAAATTTTGTAGAGCTTGAAACACCAATAGGGCGTTCTTGAGCCACACTTAAATCTCCAAAGTCTTGCATGTTTCCAGTAGAAGCTATGGTCAAATATTGTATTACGTTACTAGCACTGGACGCTCCCGCCATTATTCCTCTAGTTGCATTTGAAGCAGTGGCTCCAGAACGTTCAGCACCGCTTAACGTATCACCAAAGTCAGTAGCATTTCCTGTAGAAGCCATAGTTATGTAATCTATTTTATCAACGGTGCCACTTTCATACCCGCCTACAATAAGACCCCTAGTTGTTGAATTAACGTTTCCTCTGGTGCTACTTCTTGCTGCGGTTAAATCTCCAAAATCAGTGGCGTTTCCCGTTGATGCTATTGTGACGTACTGTATTACATTTGTATTTCCACTTGGATACCCACCGCCCCAAATTCCTCTAGTTCCATTTGAAACTGCTCCAAAAGCATAATTACTTTGTCCTGCTGCCGCTTCTAAAAGATTACCAAAAGAAGAAGAGTTTCCAGTAGAGGCTATAGTCACATATGTTATAGCACTTGTAGCGCCCTGCCCTCCTCCATTAATCGCTCTTGTGCTACTTGCTGTAGCTGCTGAACGCTGAGTGGCTGCGGATAAATCACCAAAATCAGAAGCGTTTCCCGCTGATGCCATATTTATATAATCAATTACATTTGTGCTAGAACCATTACTACCCCCAAAAAATAATGCTCGACCCGAAACAGGCGCTACAGGACTAACTCCCGTACTCGCATCACTAGGCGCAGAATAACCAAACGCATTGATCGCCCAGACGTTAAACGTGTAGCTTGTGCCGTTAGATAGACCAGTGACTGTAATTGGAGAAGAAGTACCAGAAGCGCCCACGCCAGTGTTTGACTGCGCCCTAAATCCAGTAATAGCAGATCCACCAACATCAGTCGGCGCGGTAAATGCAACACTCACTGATTGATCGTCTGGTGTACCACTAACCCCCGTAGGGCTGTCTGGTGCGTTCAGCCCATCTTGACCTATAAAGCCGCCTCTACCTCTAGCCATGTGCGACTCCTATTAGTCGGTGATTTGCTCGTAGCTTACAA